TCATTTTTCTCTCGCTCCTATATCGAGAAGCAACGTGTTGTAATAACTGCCGAGATACTGTTTGAGCGCCCAGTTGTTCTTTACCAACTCTATAGCCTCGGCTTTAGTCAGAGTATCGTAGAAGCTGTGAGCGAGCTTATATCTCGATTCGTATTCGTTCTTCTTGTCGCCCTCGTATCCGTAATAGGATTCTCTCTTAAGCTCCTTTTCCTTCCTGTCGCTTATTTTTCTCTCCAGTCTGTCTATCTTGTTCAGTCTGTCGGCGGCGTACTTCGCGGCGCTTTCCTTTACTTTGTTATTAAAGGACTTAACGTCGTTCATCTCCTTACCTCTTTCCTTTTGGAGCGCGTCTATATTTTTCTCGAGTTTAGTCGCGTACTGCAGATCGAGATTTTTGAGAGCGTCGTCTCTATCCGATTCCAACCTCTTGATCTCGTCGCCGTAACTTTTGAGTTTCGCGAAACTCTCTTCGTAAAGCCTGCGTCTTTCGCCGTCTTCATAGTCGCTAAGCTCTTCTTCCATGAGCTCCGCTATGCTTGACGACATTATGCCGTTTTTCAAGTTGTCGTTTTTGACGCTTTTCTTTTTTCTCTCGTATTCCCTTTCGATGTCGCCGCTTTTGCCTGCGGTTTCCGCCTTTAGTTTTTCGGCGGCGCTCTCCTTCTTCCCGACGGCTTCGTAATAGTCTCTGTCGATACCGTCCTTATTCGACGAGTAATAGTCGGCAAGCTGTCTTTTAGCCTTATCTTCTATCTCGTCGTCGCTGAGTCCTTTATACTCCTTGTACTCGAGCTTTAGGTCGCTTGGTATGAGCTTGTCCCAATCGGGAGGCGTCTCCTTATTCTTTTCCCTGTAATCTTTATCTATCTCTGCGAGCCTGTCCAAAAGTTCGCTCTCTTTTACGCTTATTTCCGCCTTACGCTTTTCTTCCTCTTCTTTTTTCTTTTTCGGCTTGAAAACGTCGGCTATATCGTCCCATAAACTCATTTTTCACCTCTCAAAATACTTTCTATACTTTTTAATGAAATTCCTTGTCGCTATCATTTCAACAATTTGACACCAATGCCTTTTATCCTTATCCTCGAAGATAATACGTCACCCCCTTCCGTTATAGATACGGACACGGCGTTCTTGCGCCCGCTGCTAAATGACGCCGACGCAAAGTTTGCCGCAAACTCCCTCGTTTCGCCGCCGACGCTCAGCGCGATAAACGCCTTCGACGTGGAAACGACGTCTACTTCTATATCCGTCACGTATCCCGACGAGTAAAACTCCGCGTTGAAATCCCTATCGAATACTTCGGTTATTTCGCTCTTTTCCTTTGTTTCGAGATATTCTATCCTCTCTTCCAATTCATCTATTCTTGCCATACATACCTCTATATTTTATTATCAGGACTTTACGTAGACGTAGGGCGATAGTATATCTTTCGAACCGCTCTTTGCGCGTATCGTAAAGACGAAACTTTTTCCCCGTATACCTATCGGGATATACTTTTTACGTCCGTCGACTTGATAGTCCCGCCGTATCGAACCGTCGGCGGATATTCCGAAAATGTAGCTTCCGCCTTCCGGTACGGATATGCCGTCTATCTCTTTCTCTTCGCCCGGGGAGAGAAAATCTATTCTCGGACTTTCCCATATCTTTTCGACGGGTCTTTCGAAAAATCCGCTGCCTTTATCTACGTATCCGAGATAATATAGCGAGTAGCCGACGGCAAGAAGACATTCCTCTCCGTCTCGACTTCTCAGCGGTTGCATATTCTTGATATACACGTTACTCGAGAGCGAAACGTCGCCGCTTTGCGTATCGTACGTCAAGAGCGTATCGTTGATATCATCGTTAGATACGTTATCCGAGCCTTCTACGCTATTTTTCCCGTCCGAGTATTTATTTTTGAGAGCGAGATAATATTTTCCGTTAAAAAAACTTCCGAAAGGTTTACCGACGATACCGGTCAGATACGAAGAGTATCCTTTCATTATCTCTCCGACGTTGTATCCGTCGAACTGATACGCGCCCGCTCTTGTGAGAAAGATTATCCTGTTATCGCAAAGCGCGACGGTATCCTTCCATACTTTAGCGGTGGTGTTGGCGACTTTTTTCATCACGAAGTCTCTTTGGTCGCCGTAAGCAGTAAGGCGGTATATGGAATATTCTCTGAATATGTAGAGATGCCCTCCGTGCGATATGAGTTTCAATATTCGTCCGTCTTCAACGTCCATATATATCCTGCCGCCCTCGTCGAGCGAAACATTCCAGTTGGTAGGATCTCCGACGTCGCTGAATATGAGTCTGTACTCGTCGTTCTTATCGACGGCGAACACTCTGCCGTAATGACTGCACATCGCGGTAGGCGCTATATTGACCTCCGCGTCGGAAAAATTGAAACCGTCGTAGATATATATCCCCTTGTTCTTTTTCGGTATCAAAAGGACGGGTCTTTCGTCGACCGTGGTCAGCGCGCCTTCTTCATGACTTGGAAAAAGATTTTGAAACTGCCAGTACTTTTCGCTCTCCTTGAGCCTGTAAATAACGTCTTCGGCGGAGAGGACCAGTTCTCTTTCGTTCCTCTTATTGCTCGGATACGCGTATATTCTCTCTATCGTGTACTGCGTGGGCTCGTAATCGGCGCCGTCTACGGATTTTAGTTTTTTTACGCCGTATCCTTCCTTGAGACGCGAATCCTGCATCGTGAAATTAAAGCACTTATCGGTGTAATTTGCCGGAAGCGTAGAATTTTCTTTGCCCCGCCTCAATCCGAGAAATTCGGAAAGCAAATATTTTTTAACGTTTTTTTTAACGAATTTTCCTTTCTTTCGATATGAGATCATAGCCACGCTCTCCTCTTTATCCTTATTTCTTTCGCGCTGACGGCTATATTTTTAAGCGCCTCTTTGTACTTTTCATCGTATACGTTACCCTTTTCGTACTCGCCGACCATGAGAGCGTACTCGCTTATAGCTCCGAGAGCCACTACGTCTTTATTGATGCGAAAATCACATTCCAGCGTACCGTCGAGCGACTGCTCTTTAGGCATATAGCTGTACTCTATCTCATACTCGCCGTCTTCCGCAGAAAGCGAGCTCGGATACGCCTTGAACTTTCTCGGCGTTCCGTTCTCCCTTAACGCTACTATCTTTACTATTCTCTTCTCGAGAGAGCCGTAATCGAATCGTCCGTCCTTTACGGTTATCTTTTCCCTTTTATAGAGCGGAAAATAGCATACGGCGAGTTCCGTTACGGTATTGTTCACGGCGAGCGCCAATCTTTTGATAGTATCTCCTGCCAATACGCCGCCGTCGAGATCCACGTCGTCTTCAAGTCCCAGCTTTATGACCGCTACTTTCATTACGTCCTTTAACGTCATATATTCCTCCTTTCCCGATAATAGCGTCTCGCTATCTTAACGCGTTGTCGAGATTATTGATAGCGTTGTCTAAAACGCGTTTGTCACGCGCTTCAGACAATCTTCTATTTTCTTCGTCAAGCTCCTTTATCAGCCTGTCGATATTCTCTCTGCGAGTGCGTCGTAAATAAAATTCAGCCCTCGCGTCGAGAGAGGCGTAAGGTATGATCGCCTGACGCACGTCTCCTGTATGCACCTCGAATTTCGACGTTTTGGGGTTGTAATACACTTCGTATCTCTCGTCTATCTCTTTAATTCTCGCCGCTATGTCCATTACGTCGTTAGTTATTTTGATCATACCTTTCGCTCCTTTATCAGAACGTCAGTTTTACCTGACCTATCGGCTTATCGCATATGAGATCGGCGTATTTTACCAACGTCGCCGAATAGCACGGCGAACCCGCCTTCTGCTTTATGACTCTTCCGCCGTCGCCTTCGAGCCATCTCCAATCGGACAGCTGATGCAGTTTGAAATCCTTACTGTTAAGAAGATACATCGCGTTCTCCTCGACGAATCTGTCCGCAACGAGAGGAATACCGTTATAAGATATCGCCTTATATCCGCAGTCGAGATTCATAAAGTCTATATTGAGTCGTATCGTATTAGCGTAGTTGATATACTTTCTTCTCACGTCGTAACTAGCCACGATGAAATCTATATTGCTTCCGGCTACTTCCTCTACGTAGTCTATAGCGCGCTGAATAGTTTCAGTATCGAGATTGTTGCCCGAGAATGATCTCATATACGGTTTCATCCATTCGTTCTCGCTCCTCTTCAGACCGTATATATCCTTGTCGGAGAATATTGCGCCGAGTCCCGTTATCTCGTAACCCTTTGACTTCTGTACCGTTACGGTATCGCCGACAGCCATAGCGTCGTAGGCGCTTCCGTCGAGAGTGACCGTCTTGCTGCTTCTGTCTATCGAAACTATCCTTCTTCCCTTCATATTGGGGTAAACGTTGCCGCTGTCTTTGCTGTAAAAGTCTACGACCATACCTTCCATAACGTTCCTTACGGAAGAGAGCACGACTCTGTTCGAACTGTTGACCGCCGTGACCGTAGCGAGAGTTCCGCTGCCGTCGCCGTAAAGCATTCTGCCGAGATTGAACTTCGACGCCTTGAGAAGTCCTTCCATTTCGGCGTTGAGAAGATTCACGAACGCTCCCGCGGAACTTCTTGACGCCATGATAGCCTTATCGGATATCTCTATGGTTCCGTAAAGGTTCTTGAGCTCGAGCTTGAACTGTTTGTAATTATTGCCCGCAGAGTCGGGAAGCTCTCCTATCTCGGTACCCGCTCCGATACCGCCGTTCATGCCGTAAGGCACCATCTTTATTATTTCCTTTCCCCAAACGTCGCTCGTCGTCTGCTGTATCTTAGCGAGCAACGGATTGACTCCGACGTTGAGCTGATCCTGCACGACGCCGAGATATACCGACTTTAACGCTTTTTCCGCTGTTTCCAAACTTACCATTTCTTTTTTCTCCTTTTATCTTTTCATGATTCTTTCCGCTATGCGTCCCGCTTCCGAAATAGTCGAGGGACGGTTCGGACGGGTCAAAGATATCTGACCGCCCTTTGTCATAGTCTTCGGAAGTCTCCTTTCGTCAAACGAATCGAGATAATCCCCAACTATCTTTGCTACGATATTCTCATCGGCGTATATGTAATTTTGAAGGAACGCTTCGTCTTTCGCTTTCTCGGCGTCGGGCAGATATCTATCGCTCATTACTTTAAGAAGAGCCTTATAAAGACAATCTCCATCTATCCTCAGCGTATCGCTCGCCAATATTATCTCGCCCATTTCTTTGCCGAATCGCTTTGCTATCGGGTATTCTTCTTCAAAATCCTCAACGCGTCTTTTCCAGTCGTCACGCATGAATACGGGTATATTTTTTTCGGCGTCCGCGTTATTATCCGCATATTCGCAGCCGTCTTTTTCACCGACGTCGTCGCTCTCTCCGCCGTTATCGAAAGAGATTTCTGCCGAGTCGTCCTCTTCGCACTCAATAGAATTATCTTCCTCTTTTTCAGTTATAACGCTATCGCTTTCCGAAAGAGGAGCGTCGGACGTTACCGTCTCGCCGCTTCTTATTTCGATAACGTTCTTTTCTTTCTCCGTCATATATTCGCCTCCGTATTACCGTCCATAGCGGTATAAGTTTCGTGCATACGTATATGCTCGAGAAGCTCCTCGCGTCTTTTGCACTTACCGGATATGAGCGCCTTGGTATGCTCTTTGATATGCAATCCGTGATCGTCTACTTCCACAATGTCAAAGTCGAACGAATCGTTCTCTCTCATCGCCTTCTTCTTATGCAGTTCCGCTATATCCGCGCTCGATTCCCAGTTGCCGAATCCCAGCATTTCGAGGACCTTCAGTCTCGAATACGTCGACATCTTGCCGTCTCCGTCATAGAGCAGTCCCATCTTGATGATATCGTAAACGATATTCTTACGGTTTGCGGGAGTGTCCGAGATCTCGTTATCCGTATCGAACACCAGATCGTCGCACTTGAGTTCGGAAGCGTTGAAATATCTGAGCTCTATATCGCCGTTCTCTCCCGCAATACGCACGAGTCTCTTATTCGTCGCGTATTCCTTGTAAAGACGGAGTATCATTTCGCCGATGGTGCGTACCGCCGATCTCAAGCTATCGGACGTGAGAGATATTCTGGTATCGTCCTGCTCCTGTATAAGAGAAAGAGCCACTCCCGACGTTACGTTCGCGGGAACTTTAGACGACGACATGAAGTCGCTGACTCCCGAAACCGTCTTGAACTCCTCAAGAAGCCTGTCCTCTTCGAGCGTAAAGTCGCTCGGCACGCTCCCCGGATTCATAAACCGCGGCGGCGCGGAGCCCTGTCTATAGATAAGTACTTTACCGGGCGAGAGTCCTTCTTCTTCAAGATTGTCGGTATCGACCGAGCCGTCCTCGACGGCCAACACGCCCATAGCTATCCTGTTGAGAAACTCGTGTTTTCTGTTCCTTACCGCGTTATACTCGCGTTGAAGAGGGATGAGTCTCTCGATTATACTCGAACCGAAGAAGCTGCCGACGTTGGTTATCGCGCACTGTCTCACGAACGGAAAGAGTCTCGACCCGTCTTTGCCGTTGACATAGGGAAGGTCGCCGTCGTATAGAAGTTTGTCTCCAGCAACGACGCTTAGCCGTCCGTTAGGATAAGTTTTACTGCTCTTTACGTATCGCTCTATGACGACCGCGTGATCTCGGGCCTTTTCCGTCATAACGCTTTGCGAAGCTCCGCTAGAGCCAAGTCCGCCCGTTACGAAAACGCTGTCCATAGTGAAAATATCCACGTCGCCGCCCTCGACTCTGACTCCCCACGTATCGAAGATGTCGTCGACGTGGTACGCTTTTGCATGGATGATGCTCCTCGCGTCTTCGACGTTCGCCGAAGCCATCGCGTCGGGATATATCTCGTAAGGCGGACAGAGCGCTATTTCGACGTCGCCTTCCGCTATTTTCTCTCCTCTTTTGTTCTCGCCGATTATCATTCCTTTAGAACTGTTCCATACGACTTTATAGAACGCGCTTCCGCACACTTCGCTCCAAAGATTAGCGTCGCTCATTATATCCGACATCCTGTTGTCCTCGGAAATACTGCGAAGGACGGACGTAGAGAGCTTTGCGGTATTGACGTCGTTCTCGTCCGACGAGAAAGGTCTCACGCTCATATTCGCCTTGACCCTGCCGAGCTTAGCGATCCTCGTCTCTATTATCGGCGCGATGTGATTATAGACCTCTCTCTCCTGCCAAAAATAATCCTTGCCGTAATCGTCTATATCGCCGAGAGCCGTTATCTCCGCGTACTGATTGCCGATGAGAAAGTTCATATTGAGCCGCCACTGCAATTCGAGCGAACGCCGCGAAAGCTGTCTGCGTTTGAAATCCTCCGTCACGTCTTTGACTATCTCCTCTTCGTACTTTTCGGCGAGTTTGCCTTTTTTTGCGGCAAAATCTTTTTTCGTCATTTTCTCCATTCTCTTCTCCTATCTTCAGCCGCCTTCACCATATTCGCGGGAGACTTAGGCGTTACGACTTTGCTCATCTCTCCGTAAAGTTCATCAAAACAGCTACGGCATATATGTAGGTTATGTCTTTTATTTCCGCCTAGATCCACTTCGAACTCGGCAATATTCTGACAAGTTCCCATATCGCAGCGCATACTATACTTTTCCTTTAACAGTTTCATTTCTTTCCATCTCCCCAAGTAACTTAAGTAATCTTTCTTTCTCCTTGATAAGTTCTTCGTCGTCGAATCTCGTAAGATCGCCTCTGCCGCGCTCCTCGACGTATATCTTGAGCGCGGTAACGTCGGGAGGAATATACTTCGTGGATACCTTACGCTTCACTATATCTCCGACGTCGTTATACTCCTCTACGATCTCGCTCGTCTCATACCCGACGGCTTTTTTATACAATGCGTCCATCAATTCTTTTTCCACGTACTTTCTCCTCCTTTTCCGTTGAACGCTTTCGCATAAATCGCGTGAGTAACGCAATAACACTCTGTAGCGTTCGCAAAAAGATCTTTGACATCATATTCGATAATTCCGCCTTCTCTTTATAAGCCGCTCTTTATCTTTCTCTATTTCGCTCTTGACGTATTTTTCGCGTTTTGCGCTCTCGGGTCTCGACATAATATAATACCTTAGCGCGTCGAGAGCGTGATCGTCGATTTTCTTAGGCTTGTCTCCCTTTCCCCAAGAATAGCTCTTCATTTCTCCGATAAGATGTTTACAGCTCGAAAAGATGAAGAGTCTTCGATTCCGAAGATATGACTTTACGGTATTTATACCGCTCCAAACGTCTTTGTTGACCGCCGAATTACACACTATTCCCCTCTCGTAAAAGAGTTCGACGACGCTCTTCGTTCCCGAAAGAGTCGTCTGATTGGCGGCGCTGTCTATAAGAGCGTGCAGTCGACCGAGCGAATCGCGTTTGAAGTTCAATTCGTCGGCAAGCGACGCTATGGCGCTTGCGTGATAGTCGACGTTCTTTCCCGCTTCGTAGTGCTCGCCTATAACGTATACGTTGCCGTCATAATCGACGGCGAAGAAGAGACACGCGAGAGGATTGTTGAGCCCCGGGTCTATTGATACGTTATCGTGCCATACGCTAGGAACGGAAAATGGCTCGACGACGCATTCTTCGGGATCGAACTCCGTATATACGAGTCCTTCGGCCACGTTAAAGCGTCCGTATCTCCGCGATTCGATCTCTTCCTTCGACATGCTAGACGTGAGCATATCCGTCTCTTCCCTGTCAAGATACGGATTGTCCGCCCATTCCATCTGCGTATACCATACCTCGGGATTGTTCTTCTTATTGATATAGATTTCGTCGTATACCCAAGTAAGACCTTTGAGCGGAGTCATCGTACCGAAAATGTGTCCGCGGCGGTCGAGCACGCGCAT